AGCGGTAAGCCATGTCAGTATTACGGAATAGATAGAAATAAATGGGTAGAAGACACTATTTCAATCATATCTACATATACAGATAGACGTATCATAATAAGGAACAAAGTAGTAAGAGGTAACAGAATAAATGAACATAGCATAGGTGCCCAATGTGCAAAAGATAATATCTGGGCAGTGGTAACATATAATAGTATTGCGGCACTAGAAGCAGTGCATTATGGAATACCTGCGTTTACAATGGCGCCCCACGCTGGAGATATCATTTGTAATACAGATATAAGTAAACTTGAAGAACCTTTTTATCCAGATGAAATTTTGGTGAATAAATTTTGGCATTGGATAGCATATTGTCAATATACACCATTTGAAATGACGAATGGCAAGGCAATGAGAATACAGAAGGAATACAATCTATGAGTCTAAGTGTACATGCATATATGAAAGGTATACCTCCTGGAAATTCAAATCCTGAAAAACCTAAACTATTAGAATATTTTATAGAAGGTGTAAACAGAAGCGGAGATAACGGTAAAGTTATAACTAACTATCATCATTATCCTAGTGATGTAGCAGTATTGCAAGGCTTTGTTCATCCTCAAAGTAAACATGTACCTCATTTGAATTTACGTAGAGAAGTTTTAGAATATCAAAAAAGTAAAAATAAAAGAACAATAATTGCAGATGCAAACCTATTTTTGTATGCAGATCCAAAAAATTCAAGAACATATTTAAGATATAGTTACGATGGAATATTTTGTGATACAGGAGAATACTGTTGGGACAATCCTGATCCTAAGCGTTGGGAACAAATACAAAAAGACATAGGAATAAAATTGCAACCAAATAGAAAGCAAGGTCATCATATTTTAATTTGCTGTCAAAGAGATGGTGGTTGGAGTATGGAAGGCAAACATGTAATACCTTGGTTACATCCTATGATATTAAGAATCAAAAGAGTTACTGATAGACCTATACGTATTAGATTACACCCGGGCGATAAAAAAGCAAAAGATCATGCATTAAAAATTAGTAGACTAGGACATAAAAATGTTACAGTAAGTGAATTAACAAAACCAATAATGGCAGACTTTCAAGGAGCCCAGGCAGTAGTAAATCATAATAGTAGTCCAACTGTTGCCGCCGCTATTGAAGGAATACCTGTATTTGTAACAGATCCTTCTAGAGCACAAGCAGGTCCTGTAGCACATACGGATTTGAATGAGATAGAACATCCAAGATTGTTTGATCGAGAAACATGGATACAACGTTTAGCAATGTGTCATTGGCGTTTAGACGAATTAAAATCTGGAGCATGTTGGCAACATATGAAAAATTGGGCAATACCAAAATGAAAATAACAGCAGTAACAACATTTCATCAACCAGGCTTAGTAAAATATGGCCAAAGGTTTATTGACAGTTATGCAGATAAAGTAGATCCTAAGATACAACTTAAAGTTTATGCTGAAGATTGTTTGCCTGAATCTAAAGGCGGACATGTTGATATATATGATGCAAAGTATAACCTACATAAATTAAACAAATTTAAAGAACGTTGGGGCAATGTTCCAAAAGCAAATGGCAAGTGTCCTTGGCCAGAAAGACGTCCACGTGACCATCATAAAGAATTTAAATGGGACGCAGTTAGATTTGCTAACAAAGTATATGCAGTTTTTCATGCCGCCCAAGATAAAGAAACTGACTGGTTAGTATGGATAGATGCTGACACATATGTACATAAAGAATTAACTTATCCAGAATTTGCTGAACTACTACCTAACGATAAATGGTTAACATTTGTAGGTAGAGGTAAAGATGCACGTAGTTGGCCAGAGTGTGGATTTTACGGAATGAACTTGAGACATCCTATGTGTATACAGTTCCTAAAAGAATTTGAAAGGTTTTATGAAGATGCCGATAATGGTATATTTGAATTGGAAGAATGGCATGACAGTTATGTGTTTGGACACATACTCAATCAATTAAGAGCTATTGATGATAATGTTCTAGACTATACAGCAAACATTGTTAACAGGACTGCCAAGACAGGAGGCGGAGGACATCCGTTAATAAATTGTGTTTTAGGTACATGGTTCGATCATATGAAAGGCGGAAGGAAAGATTCTGGTAAAAGCCTAGCAAAAGATCTTGTTCAGCATAGACCAGAAGCATATTGGAATGAAGTTTAACTTACATGAAAGATTTGGTGCCCTTAATAGCAAGCCTGTTTTTAACGCCTTTCGTGATGGTGCTTTGGCTCTCGGTCATGATGTTGTGCTTGATGGTGATGATGGCATTGATGTCATTTGGAGTGTTCTTTTTCATGGCAGAATGGGCGGAAACAAAGATATATGGGAAAGGAACCAAAGAGAAAACAGACCAACAATAGTATTAGAAGTTGGCGGTATTAAACGTGGAACAACATGGAAGGTAGGACTCAATGGGATTAACAGAGACGCTTTTTTTGGTTATGATGGCAACGATGATACTCGTAGCATTCAGCTAGGACTAAAACTATTACCTTGGCAAACACAAGGTAAAAATATTTTAATATGTGGGCAACATGATAAAAGTCTGCAATGGACAAACATGTCACGTATGAGTAATTGGTTCTTAAATACATATGATGAAATCCGCAAGTATACAGATAAGCCTATTATATTTAGACCTCATCCTCGTTGTAGATTAGAACACATAGAACGTGGATTACATAATGTAACTAGACGGGAGCCACAGTATATTAATGGTACTTACGACGATTTTGATATGGGGTTTAGCGATATATTTGCTACTGTTTCTTGGAGTAGCAATCCTGGGATTCATTCTATCATCAACGGTGTTCCTGCTTTTGTTGGCCCTAGCAGTCTTGCTTATCCTGTAGCAAACGACATTAGTAATATGGCTAAAATATTAGATCCTATTCGTCCAGATAGGCAACAATGGCTTAATGACTATGCACATACCGAATGGACAGTTGAAGAAATTTCTCAAGGAATACCTATTAATCACTTGACATCTAAGTTAAATTAAAGTATAATAGCATTATGTTTAAGGTAAAATCTATCGAGTGTTGTCTCGAAACTCTTGTATATGAACCTGCTTTTGTTATAGAAAAGCCAGATGTTACTATACTTACGAGTATTGCTAGGCAACTTAGAAAAGGCACAGCTCTAACTGATAGACAATATGAATTAGTTAAAACTAAATTATTAGAATATAGAAAGCAATTTGAAAAACAAGATATAGATATAGACAACTATATAAACGAATTACGTTTGCCATTAAGAGAAATAGATAGAAGTCATTGGCTAAGAAAACTTAATGATGTGTTACAAATACGTTTTCCTTTCAGCAAAAAAATTATAGACAGGATTGAAGAAATAAGAAGAATTGATCCTAAAGTACATACGTACAAAGAACATACACATACATTTCCTTACACAGAAAATTATCTTTATCAATTAGTAACTATTGCAAAACGCTTTGGTGAAAAGTTTGAAATAGAAAATGAGTTACTTGAAACTTATGATATGCTTACTTTGATGCAAGAAAATAGAGAAGAATATGTGCCAGGTGTATACAACTATCAAGTTAAAAATTTACCTGAAAAAGGATTACAATATTTAGAAAAAGATTGTGGCGATGTTAGAGAAAATATAAGTTTATATTATGACAGAAGATTTTTATATGGTTTGCATATATTCGATGAGCAAGAAATTGAAAAAGATTTAAGAAACTACACAACATTAACTAGTAAAATTATACAACGAGAACTACCTAATATCTTTATTGCAGAGAAAAAATATAATCTTAATAATGTTGTAGATACTATATTAGAATTAAAAAGATATCCTATAATTGTAATTTTAGGTAACAGCTCTATACATATGTTAGAAGAATTTTATGAAGCAAGTAAAGGAGTAATACCTGCAGAAGACCATAGTGTCTTGTTTAGATTAGATAACATGGATCAAGCAAGTAAAGATTTTAACAAATATATACAGGCAAAAAAACTTAATAATTCGGTTGCAAAAAATACCAAAATAGTGTATATTAAAGATAATAAAGTTCCTAAGCCTTTAGTTGTTAGTGATTTTAAGCCTGCAATGTGTATAACATTTGCAAACTTAGGTCCTTCAGCTAAGAGTAAATCTTATGTAGAAAACTTAGATTTGTTGTTACATTATTACGATGAAATGGGAATGATAGATAGATATGCAAATAGGAACTTTGAGATAGTATAATGGCAACATGTAAATTAGTAATTGAAGACGAAGTAAATATTAAACTAGAAGGACTAGAAGTAGATGTACGCAGGAAGCTCGCTAACGCTCTTAAGTTTGAAGTGCCATACGCTAGATACATGCCACAATATAAGTTGGGAAGATGGGATGGCAAAGTTGCTTTCTTTGGTATCGGCGGTTCCGGTTATGTTAATCATCTCAATATTATTAGTGATGTATTGGCAAAAAATAATGTTCAAATAGTTGACATTGAAGATAAACGTCATCCTATACAATTAGATTTTAAAGATATACAAGAAGATTTCTGGGGTAATAAAACCTGGCCAAAAGGTCATCCTGCCGAAGGCGAACCAATACGATTAAGGGATTATCAAGTAGAAGTTGTAAACAACTTTTTGCAAAATCCTCAAGCATTGCAAGAAGTGGCTACAGGCGCTGGAAAGACTATTATCACTGCTACACTATCGAAGATCACAGAACCATATGGACGTAGTCTAGTTGTAGTCCCTAATAAGAGTTTGGTAACACAAACCGAAGAAGACTACATTAACTGTGGACTTGATGTTGGCGTATACTTTGGCGACAGAAAAGAGCTAGGCAAGACTCATACAATTTGTACTTGGCAAAGTTTAAACATACTTGACAAGAAACATAAAGACGGTTCAGCCGTATTGAGTCTTGCAGAGTTTTTAGAAGGTGTAAGCACTATTATTATTGACGAGGTACACCAAGCAAAAGCAGAAGTGCTGAAAAACTTACTAACAAGAAATTTAAGAAATGCACCTATACGTTGGGGACTGACAGGCACTATACCTAAAGAAAAATTTGAATTTGAAAGTATTCATGCAAGTTTAGGACCAGTCATAGGTAATATAAGTGCAAAAGAATTACAAGATAAAGGCGTTCTATCACAATGTCACGTGAATGTTGTTCAATTAATGGATACAGTATCGCATAGTGATTATCAATCAGAATTAAAATATCTAGTTACAAATAAAGAAAGAATGGAGTATATAGGCAAACTTTTAAACAATGTAAAACAATCAGGCAACACATTAATACTAGTAGACAGAATATCAGCAGGAGAAACACTTGCTGAACTTATACCAGGCAGTACGTTTGTCAAAGGTGATGTAAAGTTAAAAGATAGAAAAGAAGCATATGATGAAATCAATGAAGGCACCAACCATGTAGTAATTGCTACTTATGGTGTTGCGGCTGTTGGTATAAACATACCTCGTATTTTTAATCTTGTACTTATTGAACCTGGTAAAAGTTTTGTAAGAGTAATACAATCAATAGGCAGAGGCGTAAGAAAGGCAAAGGACAAAGACTTCGTACAGATATGGGATCTTACATCTACATGTAAGTTTGCGAAGCGGCACCTTACACAACGTAAAAAGTTTTATAAGGAAGCAGAGTACCCTTTTACAATAGAAAAAGTGGATTGGAAATAAATGAGAATATTAACATTAGATAATGAGCCACTAGATCTACAACAGTTACCTGATGAATTAGAAGAAGATATAAGATTTAGTATACTAGATAATTCAGATGCAAAGGAACCAGATTTCTTTTATGTGCCTTTAATATTTTTAGAATCTTTTAGTAGTCCGGCGATTGTTTTAGAGATAGCAGGTAAAGAAGTAATGATGCCTATAGATTGGCATATGGCAGTAGGATGTAGTGAAAGCGGAAATGATTTAGAAGTTTTACAATTAACAAGCATAGCAGATAGAGGGTTCGAAGCATTTCTATATAATCCTTTAACCAGCTTTAAGCCTGACTTTGGTGATATCAAGGTAACTAATTTTTATAATGATGTCAAATGGTTTTTTCCAAAAGTAAAAAATGGACAACTATTAACAGTACCTATTACGATGGATAAAGATCCTTTGTGTGCATATTTTATAAGAGATGTTACACGTCAAACTGAATTAATTGATTACGGAAAGTTGTTTTAATGGAAGAAGATTTTATTAGGATATATGATAATAGGATACCAGAAGAACTTACAAAAGAATTAGTAAGTTGGTTTCAAATATCTAGTACCAGCGGTAGAATGGTGCAAAGGAATAGCAGTGCTATTTCTGATACACAGATTGCATTAGACGGAGTAAGAAAAGACTTTGTAGATAACATATATAATTGTTTAGGTCCTTGCTTAGAAGAATATGCAAATGACTTTCCGTATTTGAAAAATAGAGACCTGATAAGTAGTTTGTGTATAATGCAACGTACAGAGCCTAAGTCAGGTGAAGGTTATCATTTATGGCATGCTGAAAGATTTGGTGAAGCAACAGTTGAACGTGTATTAGCATGGACTATATATTTGAATGACGTAGCAGAAGGCGGAGAGACAGAATTCCTATACCAAGCAAAAAGAGTAAATGCAAAACAAGGCAGAGTAGTTATTTGGCCTGCTGGTTGGACACACTTACATAGAGGCAATCCACCTCTAAGCAATACAAAATATATCCTAACAGGTTGGGTAGTCGGTAACGGTGACATGCTTAACTTTAGATTAGGAAACCATAACGTAGATAAATGAACGTAGAAGAATATAATAAGATACATCAAAATTGGTTCTTTGATACACAATATCAAGACTATGCACAGTTCCTTGATTTGTTTGATATCGAGAAACGTCCAAGTTACAAATATAAATTACCTACAGGTAGTTTAGATGCTGACAGTTACAGCGATAAAGAATTTGAATATCCACATGATATTGATCAAGGTGCGTATGCAAACTTTATAAAAGAGTCTGTGCAGGCACAATTTCCATTAACTAATATTAAGTTATTACGCACATGGTGGGTACATTACCCTGCATTTAAAAATTGTTTTGTTGGTGTACATAGACATGAAAGTCCTAATGTGTTTACAACTGTCCTATTTTTAGAAGGACATATATCAGGCAATCATATGCTAGAACCAGGAACTTTATTTGCTATAGTAGCCGACGGAAAGAAAACTAAAATGGAAACATGGGATCCTGTACCAGGTACTGTTGTACTAATGGACGGTATGGTATATCATGGAACATATCCTACACAGTTTGATAGAAAAGTTTTGGTTTGTGACTTTGAATACCAAATAGGAGAGAAAGAATGAAGGCAGGAAAGATATGGGGTCAGACAGAATTGATCCATGCTAACGGTGTATTAGAATTTCACCGTATCGAATACAAAGCAGGTTACAAGTGTTCAGAACATGAACACAAATATAAATGGAACGGATTCTATGTTGAATCGGGCAAGATGATTGTTCGTGTTTGGCAAGATGGGGATCAGGATGGATTAGTTGATGAAACTATTCTTGGTCCAGGCGACTTCACACAAGTGAAGCCAGGTAAGATTCACCAGTTCGAAGGTTTAGAAGACGGTGTCGCTTTTGAACTCTACTGGGCTGAATTTAATCACGATGACATTGTTCGTCGTACAGTAGGCACTACAGTAAAGAAAAAATAGAAGGAGAACTTATGTTCGGAAAACTTTTAGAAGGTGTAGACAAGACTCTAATTAGAAATCTTGTAATACTACACACACTTGTAATTGCAGTAAGTAATTACTTAGTTACAATTAGATTTAATGTGTTCCCAGGTGCAGACTTACCATTGTTTGGTGAGTTTCCATTAGCGGCGGCCGCATTTACATTTCCAATTGTAGTCGTTGCAACTGACTTAACAGTACGTATGGTCGGTAAGCAGGCAGGTAGAGCTGTTGTAGCAATGGCAATTATTCCTGCAATTATTGCATCAGTGTTAGTATTACTTGCACTAGGCGATGAACATGCATACAGAGTAGGTATTGCATCAGGTACTGCATATGCAGTAGGTACAATGCTTGACGTATATGTGTTCCAACACATTAGAGAAAAGTATACAGATATGTGGTGGGCGGCACCGGCGATTTCAACTATCGCGGCTAACATCATTGATACATATACTTTCTTTTACACAGCGTTTTATCCAGCGCCGTGGGTTGGACCAGTAGCATTCAACAATACATTAACAAAAATTGTTGTAGGCTTAATTGTGTTCCTACCAGCGTATGGATTGTTACTGAAATACTTGAAAAGCAAAATGGGCGTAGATCCATTAGTTTTGAAAGATGAAGTAAAGCCAAAGCGTGGACGTAAGCCAAAGGCTTCTAAGTAATTGGGGAGTTTAATCCCAAATGAACCTTTGATATACGAGCGAGCTAACGGAGTTACCTATGCTCGTTATCAGAACAGACCTGAGATCGACCGCTGGATAGTAGGCGGCGATCCAGGTGCTGTTGCTAGGGCACAGGGTAACTTTTTTGATTATACAGAATGGCAAGACTTGTGCATTATGGCAGAAAATAACATAACTTTAAAAAAACAACTTGACAAACTAGTGAATACATATTATATTATAAAAACACAGGAAATAAAAAAATGAGAATTATAGCAGGACCTTGTCAACATGAAACACTTACTGATAGTTTGATGATTGCTAAAGAATGTAAAAGAGTATGTGACAAGCATAATATAGATTATGTATTCAAAGCAAGTTTTGACAAGGCAAATAGAACAAACATAGATGGTGTACGTGGTGTTGGATTAAAATCAACAATGGCTGATTTTCTTGCTATCAAACAAGAAGTAGATTGTAAAACACTTACAGACGTACATAATCAAAATGAAATTTTAAAAATTGCGGCTTACTACAATGATGCAGTAGACGTAATACAAATACCTGCGTTTTTAAGTAGACAAACAGATCTCATAAAGGCGGCTTGCTCTACTAACAAAATTGTAAATATAAAAAAGGGGCAATTCTTAGCACCTTGGGACGTACAAGGAATACTTAGTAAAACTACAGGAGCAAAAGAAGTTTGGATAACTGAGAGAGGTACGAGTTTTGGTTACAATAGCCTTGTGGTCGACTATACTGGTCTTATGTATATGCTCGACAATATTGATGCTGATATCGTGTTTGATGTTACGCACTCTGTCCAAAAGCCCGGGGGACTCGGGACTAGTTCAGGTGGCAATCGTGATTACGTGCCTGGGTTGGCTCGTAGCGGGTCTGCTCTTGGGATCAGTTCCTTCTTCATCGAAGTACACCCTATGCCTGATCAGTCGCCAAGTGACGGGCCAAATATGTTACAACTAGATAACTTTGAAAGGGTCGTAGATGAAATCGTGCGTTATTCTTATACCGGCTAGAGTAGCAAGTACAAGGTTTCCTGATAAGCCTCTTGCACTACTAAATGGTACTCCTATGGTTAGACGTGTGTATGATAACTGCCCTGCTGAAATTGATACCTTTGTACTTACAGACGATGAACGTGTTGCAGAAGTTATACCTGAAGGACAAACTATTATAGATAATAGAGATTACCAAAACGGGACTGAAAGATGCTTCGGAGCTCTTTCACGTTTACCTACAGAGTATGATAAAGTAATTAATGTACAAGGCGACATGCCTGACATAACACGTAAGATTGTTAAGTCTGTAAGAGACAAATTAGACTTATATGATGTAGCAACTGCATATACTACTATGCCAAAAGAGTTGCAAAAAGATCCAAATACTGTTAAACTAATACGTACTGGAGATTACGCACATTGGTTTTGTAGAGCTAAACTTGCATATGGTGATTGGCATCTTGGCATATACGGATATAGATCTGGACTTGCACAAATACTAAAAGAATCAAAACCTAGTGCAGAAGAAGAGGCAGAACAATTAGAACAATTACGTTGGATACAAAACCATGTAGAAATAGGCTGTGTTGAAGTTGACTTTAAAGGCACAGAAATTAACACACCAGAGGATTTAGACAAGTGGCACAAACAAAACTCCCAATAAAAGATATATTAGCGGCCATAGATATGGGTGCAAAAAATGTATGGGACGAGATTTCAGATGACGAGCGTAAGCAAGTTAGTTTTTGGTTATTAAATAGATACGTAAGTGCAGTAGCAGGTAACAGAGAAAAACAAGAACTTGCTTTATTCAAAACGAACGAATATTACAATAAGAACTATATGGTTGTAAGCAAACATCCTAAACTACAATGGCAACTATTATGCTTATCTGGTAACACAGGAAAAATTGAATATCATCCTTGGATAGGCGTGAAAAAGAAAGAGGGTAAGAACATTGCCGCTGGCATGAAACTTATTAAACAAATTTATCCTAATATGAAAGAGGACGAGGTAGAATTACTTGCTGGAACATCTACAAAAAAAGAACTCAAAGAATTGGCTGAAGGACATGGTGTCGACATCAAACTCTAAGCCTTACGTATGTGAATACTGTGGCACTGGCTATACAAGAGAAAAGACTCTTGCAGTACATATGTGCGAACAAAAACGTAGAGCATTACAAAAAGACGAGAAGCGTGTACGGTTTGGCTTTTATGCATTCCAACGTTTTTATAAATTAAGTGCAGGTGCAAAGAAAGAAAAAACATATGAAGAATTTTGTAAGTCTCCTTACTACAATGCATTTGTCAAGTTTGGTTCGTTTATCAATAATGTGCGTCCTTTATATCCTGAGCGTTATATTGATCATGTTGTAACAAGTAGAGTAAAACTTGATCATTGGTGTAAAGAAGAAATGTACGAAAAGTATGCAGTTGATCTTATACGTAAAGAAGGCGTAGAAACTGCACTAGAAAGAAGTGTAATGACTATGATGGAGTGGGCAGAAGAAAATGAACCTGCACCGTGGAATCATTACTTTGCACACATAAGTTTGAACAGAGCTGTGTGGCATATCAAAGATGGCAAGGTTAGTCCTTGGCTCATCTTAAATTGTAAGAGCGGAAAAGAGATGCTAAGTAAATTTAACGATGAACAACTAGGTATGATTTATCACGTCATGGATCCAGAACACTGGGCTATGCGATTTAAACGTAATCCTAAAGATGTTGAATTAGTTAAGGACGTAGCACAAGAAAGTAAACTATGAATATCAACCAAAAGTTAACAGAGGAATATCCTAAACTTTTAAAAACAGTACAAAGTAATAAAAGTGAAGAGGAGAAAAAAACAAAGATATATGAATTTATCGAATTGCTTGATTTCCTTGTTAAGGAACTAAAAAAATGAAACTATTATATTATCCAAACGAATTCTTAGACAAAAAAGTTAAAGACGTAGATATAAACAATCCCGGTTTTGATCCTGTAAAAGTAAAAGAAGATATGACTAAAATTATGTTAGATAACAACGGTATTGGCCTTAGTGCTAATCAAGTTGGACTAGACGCACAACTTTTTATTATGGGTGATAAACAAGATAACACAATTATTTGTATCAATCCACAGATATTACAACATACAAAAGATACAGCATTAGATGTAGAAGGTTGTTTAAGTTTCCCTAATGTATATGTAAAGGTTTCACGTCCTAAAGAAATACTAGTAGAATTTTACGATCATGAACTAAAAAAACAACAAGTCAAGATAGATGGTTACAGTGCAAAATGTTTTTTGCATGAGTGGGATCATTTACAAGGTATCACATTTAAAGATCGTGTTAGTAAACTTAAATGGGATATGGCTAAAAAGAAAGCGACAAAGATAGCAAAGTATGCCTAACGATAATAAAGAAAAAGACTATACAACTCCGTCACCTGCAGAGTTACAAAGACAACTGGACGAACGCATGGCGAAGTTTTTAGCAAAGGGTGGCAAGATAGAAAAAGTAAAACCTATGGAGCCTACTAAACAACAACTAAAGAGTTGGACAATATAAATGCCTGATATTGATATAGATTTCGCTGACAGAAATATTATCTTAGATAAGATAGAACACCGCGTGGCAAAATTAGATACAGGTAAAAAACATAACACAGGTGTGTATGTAACTGAGTGTCCTCATAACCCAGTGGATAAACTTTCAACTATTGATTACGAAACAGCAGAAGACCGCGGATACTTTAAATTGGATTTTCTAAATGTGTCTATATACAAAGATATAAGAGACGAGACACATTTAATGAGCCTAATGAGAAAGGAGCCACTATGGGAGTTATTAGTTCACAAAGACTTCGTCGAAAAAGTTTTTCATCTAAGCGGACACGACAGTCTGTTGCAACAATTGAAGCCGCAATCGGTAGAACAATTGGCGGCAACACTAGCGATAATAAGGCCAGCAAAGAGACATCTAGCAAGCAAAGACTGGGAGACGATAATGAAAGAAGTTTGGATCAAACCAACAAACGGTGAATATTATTTTAAAAAAGCACACGCTGTATCTTATGCTATGGCGTGTGTTGTACACATGAATTTATTGTGTGAAAAATTTCAGTCTATTTAGGCTTACGTATTAGTTGAATACTTTTACGTTTAACTCTTTTAATTGCAAGATTACTTAAATCTACAGTTGGTCCGTGTGTTACTTTTACATCTTTTGTATTCATAGTTTGTAACACATACTTAAACGGATCCATATCCTTTTTCAAAAAGATACTAATAGGAATCATTCGATTTGATTCCCACCACCAGTCTTCACCACATTTTATAAACTGCTTCTTTTGTGTGTCACTGCGTAGATCAGTATACACATACATGCTTGTGATACTACTGTCTTGATTGTTTATAATGCCGATGTATTCCACACCGCCATACGTAACCACACTTAAAAAAGGATAATTGTCTTCTAATTCTTTTCTTAACATAAAATTCCGATAAATATAATATGCAACTAACGTCAAGGTATTTAGCAACAAACAAAACGGTCCTCGTCTTAGATGACTGGGCAGGGACTCTTACGGAGTATAGAAAAGTGTATAACAGACAACTAAAAATTATTAAAGGTATAGACAATGTTCTTACTTTTGAAATAAAAAATCAAGATCAAAAGCCTATAAGTATTTTAAATACATATACAGCTCACTTCCAAGCATTCGATGAATCGAATACATTAGTATTAGAAAAGATAGGTACTATAAAAGAAACAACGACACCTAACTACAAAGGACAGTTTACAATAACTGTTTCAGATAATGATACACTTAACCTTGACGGGCAATACCTTACATACTTCGTTTATCTTGTAGATAGTAATGACAATGACATAGTTACATATGCAGACGCACAGTTTGGAGCGAAAGGAACTATTGAACTAGATTCAGGTACATTACCTGGGCCTAAAAAATCTTATAGTATAAGCCAGTTTACAGAAGCAAGTTCTGAAGTATATGTAAGTGAATCAATAGAAGCAGAACCTGCTCTTAACGGTAACGAAGCATTACATACCACAGCAATTTACACAACAGGATATACGGGTGATGTAACAATCCAAGCAACATTAGAGAACTTAGTAGACAGTAATACAAACTGGGTCGATGTTAGTACAGCATCTTTAACAAATCCTACAGAACCAACATACATAAACTTCAATGGTGTGTTTAGTTGGATACGTATTAAGCACGAGCCTGTTGCCGGAACTATAGACAAAGTATTAGTACGTAATTAAATACCTTGTGTTTGAACAAGATATAAAAAACTGGATCAACAATTATCTCAGCGAAAAATTACCCGAGCATAATGGCATAGCAAGATGTCCGTTTGCAGGTCCAGCACTTCAACAAAATAAAATTAGTTTTCATAGTTGTAAAGATTATGGAAGACTTTCTGGTGCGATAGATTACACTGCTAGTAACTGGAATGTAGATGTTGCAATATTTTTATTAGACTTTCCTGTAACTAGAGATGAATATACTACAATGCATAACGAAATAACTGAACTATATAATCAAGACAAATATATGTTTGTAGATGAAACACAAACGTTCAATAATACAACATATAACTTCATATTGATGCATGACTTTCAGCAAATGCAAAAAGCAAAAAAAGACTTACAAAAACAAGGCTATTATAACCAATAAAGGTTGACATCTGGCTATACAGACACTATAATACATAGTATGAGTGTAGTCGTAGAAACAGTTCTGACTTATTTGCCTTCTAAGAGGAAAACAACTCCTAGTGGGTGGACTTCATTCAACGCTCCGTGTTGTCATCACAACGGCCACACAGCAGATAAGAGGCAACGCGGTGGCGTAATTCAAAATGACGATGGTATAAGTTATCATTGTTTCAACTGTGGATTCAAAGCAAGTTGGAAGCCTGGTAGACCATTTTCACATAAGATGCGTAAGTTACTTCAATGGATGAGTACGCCTGACGATATAATCAATAAGGTAGCACTAGATGTTATGCGTGAAAATGAGGGTGTTGAAATACAAAAACACAAAACACTATTGCCTAGTTTCACTACAGTGCCTTTACCAGAGACTGCACGTAAATTGCAGGACTGGGCAGACTATTGTGCTTTAGAGCCTACAGGAGTTGATAAGAACTTAATTAAAATATTTGAATATATGAAAGATCGTAATTTGTATATTGACGATACAGATTACTATTGGACTCCTGAACTTGCTTATAGAGACAGACTTATTATACCTTTTTATTATGAAGGGCGTATAGTAGGGTGGACTGCTCGTACTATACAACAGGATAAAAAGCCAAAATACTTAACTGAGGTACAGCCAGGATATGTGTATGGATTAGATGAACAAAGACACAATAAAGTTTTTACTATTGTGTGTGAAGGACAAATAGATGCTATACATGTTGAAGGGTGTGCATTAGGAGGCAGTGAAGTATCAGAGCAACAGGCTATGTTATTGAACAAGTTACAGAAACAAATTATAATTGTGCCTGATAGAGACAAAGCAGGAAGTAAACTAATTAGCCAAGCAATTGAACTAGGCTGGAGCGTAAGTATGCCAGAGTGGAGCCAAGATATAAGTGATATCGGCGATGCAGTGAATAAGTACGGACGTCTATATACACTTTATAGTATTGTAACTGGTGCAGAGGAATCTTCACTAAAAATTAAATTAAGGCAGAAAAAATGGTTTACATAAAAAAGATATGGGAATGGGTAACTTGGCCTATTACTGAATACAAACGTAAACAACTAATCAAGAAAAGAATTGAAGAGTTGAAGAAGCAAGATCCGTTTATATACAAGTGAGGAATCATATGATTATATGGGGAATGGTTGGCAATAGCCATGACGCTAGTTTAGCCGTCTTTGATACACACATAGCAGGATTGACTGATCATAGACGCACAGATTTATTGTGGGCTAGTTTAGCAAAGGACTTTAGTAAAGTTCCTAATGACCCTGATCCTAATTGGACACAATTAGAAGTTGCACGTCAGAGCTTTGGTCCGCCACATAAGATTGTTTGGTACGAAAGACCTTTCTTAAAAACATTGCGTCAATGGAGAGCAGGACAAGGTTGGCTTTACAAAGAAAATAACATAAAAGATTATCTAGCACGTTGGGATATAAATCATCCTATAGAGTATACACAACATCACGAATCACATGCGGCATATGCATATTACACACAGCCTCAAGATGACTGTGCAGTAATATGTTTAGACAGCATAGGAGAATTTGAAACACTGACTATGTGGCATGGAAAGAACAACAAATTACAAAACATACATAGTCAGAGCTATCCACACAGTTTAGGATTGTTCTATAGTGCAATGACACAACGCTTAGGCTTACAACCCCAACGTGATGAATACCTAGTTGCTCAATGGGCAAAAAAAGGAGATGCAAAAAGATACGCAGGTTTCTTACGTGATGAAATAATCAATGTTGATCATACTAAACGTAATCCGCAAGAAATTAAGATGAGAGAAAATTTACACAGAGGGTGTATGTGGTGGAGACCAGAAATAAAATCTAAACAAGAGCTGTATGATTTAGCCGCGGCTACTCAAACAATTTTTGAATATGCAGTAAACATATTGAGTATCTATGCCAAAGTAGTTACAGGTGCAAGACATGTAGCACTAGCAGGAGGCGGAGCTCTTAATAAAGATGCAGTTGACAAAATACGTAATCAATGGGAAAGCGTATATGTACCGCCTAATCCAGGCGATCCAGGCAGTTGTATTGGAGCAGTTTTGGCTAAGGCTAGAAACAAAATAACACTTGACAAACAATGGTATAAGGCTGTATAATAGTAATATGGGACGAGTAGAACAATTATTTCCAACACATATTTTTATGGATATCTGTAATTTGGATATTGAAAGTGATGTCACTTTTTTACAAAAATTACCGTTGGCTAAAACAACAGATGAAGTTACAGACAACTATGGCTTTAGAAGTGCAAGTAGTTATGTACTAAACAATCCTGAAGTGTCAACACTACGCAATTGGATTATAGATTGCTTAGATGAATATTCAATAAGAGTTTTAGGTTATGACATTGCAGGTATGGCGCTAACACAGAGTTGGGTAAGTATCAAGGATAATTCACAAAAACACATTGCACACAAACACCCAAACAGTTTGATAAGTGGTGTGTTTTATTTTGATGATCACGATACTGCCATTACGTTCACAAAAGAAGATGATGACTTCTTAATGGTAAAACGTAATGTAGAAATAGCGCCGTACAATCAATATCATATACAACCTATGAAGTACGGACTTATACTCTTTCCTAGTTGGTTAGAGCATGAAGTAACTGTAAATACTGATGTAAAAAGATATAGTATGAGCTTGAATAGTGTACCCATAGAAGGCTTTGGGTCAGCAGGTGATTTGACAGAATTGAAATATGATATGATACAAGGAAGAATGCAATAATGGCTGTAAGACAAAATGCAGATTATGGATATGATATACAAAAAGTATATTTAGAAATGTTCTTGACAGATGCAGAAAGTTTTGTGCGTTGTCAGAATGTATTTGATCCAAAAGCATTTGACAGAAGATTACAAGACCCTGCACAATTTATATTTGATTATGTAACTGAACATAATGCACTTCCTACATTTGATATGGTTAATGCAAGTGCAAAAAGTAATCTTGAACAACCTGCAGAAACATTAAAAGAAGAACACTATGATTGGTTGCTAACAGACTTTGAAACATTTAGTAGACATAAGGCATTAGAAAGTGCAATACTTAAAAGTGCAGACTTACTTGAAAAAGGTGAGTATGGTCCTGTAGAAGATTTAGTTAAGAAGGCTGTACAAATAGGATTGCAAAAAGACTTAGGTACAGACTATTGGCAAGATCCAAGAGCAAGACTAGAAGCAATCAAAGATAAGAATGGACAAGTAAGCACAGGTTGGCCTGCACTAGATAAGAAACTGTTTGGCGGATTCAACAGAGGTGAACTGAATATATTTGCAGGTGGTAGTGGTAGTGGTAAGAGTTTGTTCTTAGCAAACTTAGGAGTGAACTGGGCACTAGCAGGATTGAACGTAATTTATTTGACATTTGAACTTTCTGAAAACTTGGTTAGTATGCGTGTAGATAGTATGACTACAGATATTCCAAGCAGAGATATTTTTAAGAGTATAGATGATGTTGAAATGAAAGTTAAGATGATCGGTAAGAAGTCTGGTGCTTTCCAAGTTAAGTATATGCCTACAGGCAAAAATGCAAATGATATTAGAGCATTCTTAAAAGAATATGAAATCAAAACAGGTAAGAAAGTAGATGTATTGCTTGTAGATTATTTAGATTTGATGCATCCTGTTGCGGCTAAGATTAGTGCAGAGAACTTGTTTGTAAAAGACAAGTATGTATCTGAAGAACTACGTAACTTGGCTATGGAATTAAACACATTATTTGTAACAGCATCGCAGTTGAATAGAAGTTCGGTAGAAGAGATTGAGTTTGATCATTCGCACATCAGTGGTGGTATATCTAAGATTAATACTGCTGATAACTTGATTGGTATCTTTACAAGTAGAGCTATGCGTGAGCGTGGACGTTATCAGATACAGTTAATGAAAACTAGAAGTTCGAGTGGTGTTGGACAAAAGATTGATTTAGAATTTGATGTTGATAGTTTACGTATACGTGACTTAGGTGAAGATGAAGAATATCAAGAGTTTCAGAAACGTAAGTCAACTGTGTTTGATCAAATCAAACGTGGCAGTGGAGCACCAATAGAGCCAGGTAGCGAACATCAAGATCCTTCAGAAGGAGATACTGTTGGCAAAATTAAAGCAGAAGTAGACTCTACAAAATTAAAACAATTCCTCAACAATTTAGGTGACGAGTAATTTACAGAGCTAAATACTCTTGCACAATGTAGTGCGTTAGGCATACAAGAAAGTAAGAGGCTATTATGGCAACAGATTTAGAAAATATACAAAGGCTATTAGACAGATTTAAAAGGCCTATTCCATTCGGAGACAACTATCAAAATCGACTGGCAGAAGAATTTGAGCTCATCATAAACCAGCGATTCACTGATTACTTCCTACAAATTTGTGACATCATTGACTTAACTACAGACCTTACTCATATGACTAGAGGTTCTGCAGGAAGCAGTCTTGTATGCTACTTGTTGGGTATTACAGATGTAGACCCAATAAAGTGGAACATACCTGTGGCACGGTTCATGAACCCTTTAAGGGACGACCTGCCAGATGTTGACATAGACTTTGAACATCATCGACAGACGGAAGTCATGGAAAGGATATTCAAGAAATGGCCAGGTAAGACTGCTCGATTGAGCAACTACGTAACCTATAAAGAAAAGTCGGCAAGACGAGAAGCGGCGAAGCGACTCGGTGCCACAGGTAATCTTCCACGCAACTTCACTTACGAAAACGTAGGTGTAGATCCAAAAGAAGCAAAGCGTATTGAACGTAAGCTGATGGGTAAGAAAAGAGCAATATCAAAACACTGTGGAGGCGTAGTTATGTTTACAAGGCAATTACCAAAATCATTAATATCACAAGACAACCAAATACTATTAGACAAACATGAAGTAGAAGACTTAGAACATCTCAAAGTTGATATACTAGCAAACAGAGGACTGTCACAACTTATGGAGATTGATCCTCACACACCATTAACTGAATATCCAGAGACAGATGAACTAGCAAGTGCATTACTGTCTAGAGGAGATGTACTAGGTGTAACACAAGGTGAATCACCTGCAATGCGTAGACTGTTTAGAGCTATACAACCGACTAGCGTATACGACTGTGTGTTCGCTACTGCAATGATACGTCCTGTTGCAATGAGCGGAAGACAAAAGGCCGCTATGTTCCAAGACTGGTCACAAGAAGTTGTACAGGATAGTATTGTGTTTGAAGATGATGCTATTGATATTATCTCAAACATTATAGGTGTCGACATGTACGAAGCAGACATGTACAGACGAGCGTTTGCAAAAAAGAATGATGAAAAGATATTAGAGTTTGTAGAGCGTATGGGTAACAATCCACGTAAGGCAGAAGCAATGGCCGCACTACAAGAACTATCAGGCTTTGGATTATGTAGAGCACATGCTGTAAACTTAGGCAGACTTATATGGGCTCTAGCATATCAGAAAGCACATAACCCAGAAGCATTTTGGCGTGCCAATCTCAAACACTGTCAAGGATCATACAAGCAGTGGGTGTATCAATGTGAAGCACATCGCAAAGGTATAGATACTAAACCAGGTTGGTGGCAACACGGATTTATTAAAGGGTGTGGAGTAAAACAACAATGGCTAGAGCGTGTATCATTTGCAGGAGTAATTGCAAATGGTAGGGTGTTTAGAGGCAAAGGCAATCGCTGGGTTACATTTCTTACACTAGGCACAAACTATGGTGAATATATTGACGTAACTATACAGCGTCCATTTGCATATAGGGATGGTGATGTAGTAGTTGGCTCGGGTCAAATCAAGCACAGCAACAACTCAGATTACATTCAATCTACAGATTCTAAGATATATACTTTACAAGAATGGAATAAAAAACTACAGGAGAGTAATATTTGCTAGTCAAACTTGAAACATTAGAACAGGTATACCCTTTATCTAAGGACGATCCGGTTCGCCCACATCTGCCTGCTGATTGGCGGCTAATGCATGGGCGTGAAGTATACGCACTGTATGAAGACCAATATGCAGAAGCGGCCCCTGTAATGTTTGAAGGACCCAGAGCAGTAATTTGTGTAGCCTATACCAAGGGTGTAGGACTAACTGAAAAAGATCTTAACAATACTGATGACCCTGACACTGCTATGTTCTATACAGTGTGGAGTTATGACAAGGGTGCTGGTAGAGAAATAGTAAATGCAGTACAACGTCACATAAAAAAAACAAGAGATGACATTGTACGCTTTATGACCCTATCACCCTTAACCGAAATGGCTGAAAAGTTTCACCTACGTAATGGAGCAAAGTTTTTCCGTAAAGGGAGCCTTTGCCAAAATTTTGAGTATAGCTGATTGAGGTATTACCTCGATATGTGTGAGTTCAAATGGACCCACAAAGGCAAGCGTATGGAAGACATGTGGGTCATGCGTAAGTTAGGACAAGAACTATACCAGGCTTGTTTACAACCAGGATTCGAATTACATTTCATACACAGCAACAGTCAGACCCTACCCGATGACATATACTGTAGATGTGATATCTATGTAGATGTTGAAAATACCAAGCAGGGCACATTGTTTGCATTGAAATATCCCAAGGCTAAACCGGTGTCTTAAACGCAATATAAGCGTCATACAGCGGCATATTAGCCAGAACAAGCACATTGTACACCTAGCAAAAATAACTAATTATATGAGCCAAAAAACACTAATACATGATCTAGTAAGAGCTGATGTTATACGTTCTGAAATAGAATATGCTAAAAGTCAACTACAACCACATGACACAGGACACATACACACTGCAATAGGTTGGTTAGAAGATAGACTAGAACAACTACAAGGTAAACAAGAAGATGTCAATCAAAGTCAAAGTCACTAGTTTACAAATACCAGTTACAGATGATGTAAAGGCAAATCACAAAACTATCAAACGCTGTATACTCAGCAACTTAGAAAGTGAATGGATACTAACTCCTGAGTGTGCATTGAGTGGTTACTTTATGCCACCCACACTTGCTAGTAAAGATCTAAAACAAGAAGAAAATCTCAGAGACTGTTTAGAACAGTTAGAAGACTTTGCCGCAACACAACGTACAGGTTTGATACTAGGCACAGGTTGGAGAGAACATGACGGCTTTCCTTACAACCAAACTAGAATATACAACAACATGGGTGACCTAGTAGGCACATATCAAAAAAGATTATTAACTCGTAGACCAGGTGGAGGAGGAGAACTACTGCACTATCTACAAGGGTTTGAACCTACGCTGTTCTATGCTGACAAAGAAAATAGAATAGTAGCCAGCTCGTTGATCTGTAATGATGCTTGGGCAACACCTATGGTGAGCCCTGCAGGCAATCCATATTTTATAAGTGAACTAGCACAACAGCATGGCGTAAAGATATTTTTTATAAGTGCAAACTGCAATGTTCCTTCAGCTGACTTTGATCAATTGGTATATGACTATCACGATGTGATGCTACGCACACTGGCCAAACAAAACCAAGTGTACATAGTTGTGAGCAACAGCAGTTTGAGTATGCCTATGCAACAGCCTGTGCGTCACGAACCATCAGGAGCACTGTGTACAGGACCAAGGGTAGCACCTATGGAGGTAGATCGAGTACAGGTAAAAACAGGCATCATTGCACCCAATGGAGAATGGATAGCATGGTGTGATCCAAGTGGTGAAGATTCAGTTACGTTGGAATTAGAGTTTTGATAAATAAAGTATAAGGAGAATACAACATGAGTGGAAGACTAGGAGCAGGCGAACTTGGAGCAAACAGTTGGAACGTTATCTATGAATGTCCAACAAATAGAAAATACGCTAGTATCAAAATTCACGTAGCAAACAGAAGTGCAGGTGATGCTATGATCGATATTGCACTTAGTTCAGGTGATGGTACTACTGTAACAGCAGAAGAATACATCGAATATCAAACTATGATTGTATCAAACGGTTCAATTGAACGCTCAGGCATTGTAACTGCCAACGGCACAAAAGTAATGTGCAGATCAGACGTGAACGACTGTACAGCTCTAGTACATGGTATAGAAGTGCTAGACCCAACAGCAACACCATAATTGTAAATCATTAAATACTCACTTA